AGCTATGTTCTTGTGTTCACTAATAATATTTGGAACAACCTCATCGGGTTCCAATATCATGCAGCCCAATAGGGCTTTCTCCATGTCTTCACTGTTCGGTAATGTTTCCGTCATTCTTTCTTATACTTTCGTCTAGTTCTCTGGTTAGTTTCATAAAGTCATCAAAGCTCAAGCACACTAACCAAGGCGCATTGTTCTTTTTAAATCCATACACTGGCATTTGCCCCGGCTTTGCATCCCTAGCCGCTTGCTCATACCCATCTCTTGTCGCTCCCTTTTGCCTGTTCTTTACTTCAAAATGAAAAGCGCTCAGGTCTTCGCATATAATATCAGGAGCAGCAGTGCCTCCAGCATCTCGGCCAGCATTCTGGCAACCTCTCATTGTACATGTATCCCATCCAGCTTCCTTTAGCATTGATGCAAATTCACGTTCAGACCTAGCCCCCTTCTGTCTTGAGTTGATACTCATAAATCCCAAATAAATTTTGGCAGGGAGTGTAGCTTATTGTAGCTAAGAACATGCGCCCCCTTAAATATACCAGAGCTAGGCACGTTACCCTCTAGCTCTTCATCAGTAGCCCAGCCCATAATATGACATAGGGCTTTGTCATCACGCACTTCAACAAGCACTAAAGCATATGTCCATTCAGGCTTCCTCTCCCTTGGTCTAATGACTAAGGAATATTCCCTTGGATCTTTGCCCTTCTTTATCCTAGTTCCTTTAACATCCATTCTAAGCCCCGGTATATCATAACCATCATCTCCTTTATCTGGATGGAGCATGCAACTCCACCTTTGCACTCGGTACATTTGATCTGTCCCTGTCATGTAAAGAGTAATAGCTAACTGAGATAACTGTCCTGTAAGCTGGTCTCTGTATAACCTACTCACACGTTCTTGAACTGTCTGCTCTGGTATTGTTGATCCTGTTTTATTTCTTTTAACAATCTTAGGCATGAAGTGATCTACGAGTTCTTCAGCTTTCTTAATCGCAAGGTCAACTTGACCTGAGTCCAGAGATATAGTGGGGTAGTCTTCTACCATTATGATTTCAATAAACTAGGTTTACTTTGTGTGACACTAATAACATCTTCATAAGCGGGGTTCATTAACATATCGCTAACTGCCCCGCGATCTCCAACAAGTTTTTTAAACCTACCAGTTGTAACACTGCATGACTTTAGGAAATCTTCAGTGCTTACTCCAGCTTCTCTCGCAACAGCAAAAGCTTTTTCTGTGCTTGATACTCTGCTTATTGATCTTCCGCTTCGGATCTTCCAGCCAGTTATTGCAGTTGAGTCTTCTGCTAATAACACTCTTGCTTCTTCAGCCCGTGAGTCGTATGCAGCTACAGCTTTTTCTTTAGCTTCTTTAAGGGTGGAAAGTATGTTGGCCCTGTCTGGCGGATTGATATCAGCCAAAGGCCCAGCGTCTTCACCTAATGCATTCTCAACTGTCCAGCTTGCAGCTTTACAAAATGAAACAGCATCACACCACTTACAGGCTTTCTCGCTTGGATATAATTTTGCGTTATCACTGTTACTAAGACTTATAACTTTAAGAAGTTTTTTTCTAGCAGCAGCAAGCTCAGGAACACTGAACACATGGCAAACCATCTTGCCGTATGGAGATTCGGGCTGAACAAAACAATATCTGACAGGCTTGCCCGGATTGTAGTGATCGTGAAACAGTACACTCTCAGCCATAGCTTGCCAGTTTTCTTTGGCATTCTCCTGACCCATGCCAGTCTTATAGTTAACAACCACTGACTCTCCAGTAAGCTTATCAACACCTCCGACATCCAGCTTACCAGAGAAAAGTTTTTCACCATCTTCCCAAACGTACCACATTCTGACCTCACGGATAAGCTCATCACAGTCATGCAGTATTAGTGAATCAAATTCTTTAAGCTCATCTGCTACTGCTTGCTCCTCATTAGATAGAGCTACATCATCGCCCTCCATGAACGCATGAATGCGCGTTCCCCGTTCTGCTATAGGGCTACTGGGTTGCGGCGGCGCTTGGCTTTCCATTTGGAAAGAGCCGGGGCATAGTGCGATTCTCGATATGCCTGAAGCACTTGGCTTGCCTCCTCTTTCGTCGGCCTCTTGCTCAGGAGGCTCTTGTATTTCTCCTTTTGACATTTTTTAATTACGAATCGCATTGCGCCACAACAGAAGCCAAGAAGACAGACGGAGATTGAAGCACTTTTGATGCGTACTCTGAAGTCATTTGCTGCCAAGTTTCTCCTTCTTTTATCTGCCCTTTTATTTTTAGAAACTTCATAACCATATCCTCCTTGCCAGCAAAGAGCTTGCTTAATTCACTGACCGCCTTCTCAGGTAGATTAGATTTAGGCGGGGATGTAGGCATAGGGACATCTTTATCTTTAGGTTTTTCAAGCTTAGGTGAAGCTTGGCCCTCGCCTTCAAGCCATTTCTTAATGATGTTAGACACTTCCTCTCCGGGGTGTGCAAATATTTCACCACTTAACTCAGGACATCTTGACTTCTCTATGGTCATATTGTTCTGGCCATCCATTGTCGCAAAGATATCAAACTCATAGTCCACTCCTTCTCTCTGAATAGAAGCCATCCCTGTCTTAGTGATGGAAAGTTTGCCGTTGTCATCTCTTGACTGCTCGTAAGAAGTCTTGCGCCGCATCGTACATATGACATGGCCCGGATATTTTAATATCGTATCCATTAACTTGTCTTGGAGGGGTGTCACTTTAGACCAAGCGTTGAATGATTTGCCAGCCTTTGACACTTGATCGAGCGCCCCATCCTTACCTGACCAAGCGTGACTCAGTGAGTCTATTACTACTGTTTCAATGCCAGCTTTAGCAGCCTCATTAAGAGCATCAATGTATTTCTGAGGATGATAAGAGTCTAAGTTGCACACAAGGAATGGCCACTTAGTACTGTATATCTCTGAGCTTGATCGCTCCGTGTCTATTACTGCTGTACTGTCACCCAGTAACGAAGCCAGCCCAAGGCTGGTGAAGGTTTTGCCACTGCCTGATACGCCAGCAATAGCCATTCTAAGTTTACGGTCTGATCGTTTTGCTTGTTTGAATAATGACATAATTTGTTTTACTGAAAAGAAACAATGTAGTTTCTCATTGCGGAATGTAAAGCATTATTGCTGTACATATCCTAAATTTTTTGAACAGTCACTGTGATTAACCCAGCGCTAGGGCTGCACAACTTACTGAAAGCGCCAAGGCTTAAATCAATTCTTCTTTCTTTAGCAAATCTACGCCCCGGCCCTTTGTCGGCAACTGTTACTATGACATGCCTTGACTTGCCAAGGCTTACTTTTAGTTTGGTTCCTTCGGGAAATTCCCAACTAGCACAAACCAATTTCGATGAGTCATATCTTTTGCCGTATGCGGTAACAGTACCACAATCAACGTACCCCCCTTTACCATCTGGCTTACCATACCAGCTTGCTTTAGTGGTAAAAGAAGTGTCATTGCCAGTGGCAAAAAGTAAAAGGACGGGACATAAAAGTCCCGCCCCTGTAACCATCTGCTTAATACACACAACAGCACTAGCAGAACATTTAAAATAATTCATTAGTTTATACATGTCAATATTACTTACTTGATGTGATTGTTACGGTCTATTGCTATGGCATAAACCTTAGCAATAGCCTCACGATTAAGGGCGCTCAGTAACTTTCTAACTGCTGCCCTCTTTAACCCGTTAATTTTTTGCTCTGTTTTAACACAATTCTTCAGAGCATCCATTCTTAATTCTTTTATATTTTTCTTTATCATTTTTTAACGTTCTAGTTATTTGGTTCTCTTACATTTTATAACTCGTTCTAAATATTTGTTTCCTTCGCTCAATATGACTCACTCTAATAATTTGGTTCTCTCGCATTGAGTGGTTCGTTCATCAGTCATGGTTCTCTCAGCTAGGGTGACTCGTTCGGCTTTGATGTTTCTTATCTGGCGATTTGACTCACTCAAAAACGTTGGCTCTCTCCTTGTTGATGGTTCGTTCAATATTTTTGGCACTCTCAGCAGTTGTGACTCACTCAAAAACGTTGGCTCTCTCCTTGTTAGTGGTTCGTTCGGGTTTATTGGTACTCTCCTGTTTGTTGACTCGTTCGTTCATAGTGGCACACTCCTAATGCATAACTCGTTCGCGTATCTTGGTTCTCTCAGCTAGACTGACTCGTTCTCACATTTTGGTTCTCTCTCATCAAGTGACTCGTTCTTCATCATTGGTTCTCTCAGCAAAAGTGACTCGTTCTCTGATTTTGGTTCTCTCATTGGGTGTGACTCGTTCTAGATTTGTGGTTCTCTCAATAAGTATGACTCGTTTTATCTCCTTGGTTCTCTCAGTTAGACTGACTCGTTCTTTATACATGGTTCTCACGACGGTGGTGACTCGTTCTTCTTTATTGGCTCTCTCACTGAGAGTGACTCGTTCTTCACTCATGGTTCTCACAAAAACGGTGACTCGTTCTACATCATTGGTTCTCTCTTTTCTCGTGACTCTAAACCCCTTCCCAAACTCCAAGAGTTATTTCATGCACAGAAACAGTGCCGCCATTTCTATCTCCAGATTGGCATTTATCTCCAAGAAATTTCCAAGGCGGATATAAGTTTTCCTCTTCATCTAAGGTAACTGTTCCAAGATACCCGAAGTCTCCACACATTTTCATTAACTCGTCTTGAGCTTCTTCCTTAGTCGAGTAATGCTTAGTATGATAAGATTCTGTCCCTTTTTGTCCAAGAAACTTTGCTTGATATAATATTTTTCTACTCATGTGTAATCTGATTAGGGATTATGCAGCAATTGTATTTGGTACTGGTATCTGGTGTGCGTGTCCCATATGTGCAATGGGATACGGGAATGGGGGTGCAGACTTGTAGTGGTTTCTGTAAGCAATATCATGCCAATGTGAAAGGAACAACTTCACAGCGTAACGCTTTGCTCTTGCGTGGATATGACCAGCGGGTAACTTACCTACACTATAAGACTTGTAAGCTTCAGTAGTTTTTCCTACGCGCTTAGCTCCCTCATCAGCTTGGGATTTATACATAAGCTTCTCGTTGTTAGCCGACTCATAAATCTTACGTTCATCAAATATTTTTCCGTAGAAATCGGAATCATTATTCTTAACCTTCACAAAACACTCGCCCATCTTCCAGCATAGTGTCTTGAGGTTAGCGTTCCAAGGTCGCTTCTCTCCTTTATTCCATTTACATGTTG